CAACAAGTGACACTTACAGATATAGCCCCAATCAGAAGCTTTAGGATAATAAATGACTCATTTTTAAACAAATTAGATTAGAGTAAAAAACATTAATGCTATATTATCGTGAAAATTAGATAGTTAGGTGTTCTATGTCTTTGCTATTAAGATTAACTTATATACTTTTACATTATAAACCAAGATTTAAATAAACTACATATGGCTGATAATCAAGAACTTTCCTCATTTGGGAACTTTAGTATTGAGAATACTATGGAAATGGGAATGGGTAACTCAGAGCTACTTAATGATTTAATGGCTCCTGAAACAGCAGCATCTTCTCCTGATGATGTCACTGAAATAAAAGAAGAACCTGTTGCCCCAAAGAAATCATCAAACAAGACAGCAGCTCCTGCAGCAGAAACTGATGCAGAAGAAAAGTCTGAGAAAGAAGACACATCTAAATCTATTCAAGATTTCCTTTTAGGAAGTGATGAAGAAGAGGAAGATGAAGAAGAGTCTGCTCCAGTGGCTAAATCTAAAAAAGCTACTGAGACTGTTGATGAAGAAGAAGAAGAACTCCCTAGTCAATTTGCTGCTTTATCAAATGACCTATTTAAACTAGGTGTATTTAATAAAGAAGAAGATGATGAGGATTCTGCAATTTCAACTCCTGAAGAGTTCCTAGAGAGGTTTAACCTAGAAAAGAAAAAAGGTGCTATAGACATCGTTGAGAATTTCATAGGTCAATTTGGTGAAGACTACAAACAAGCATTTGATGCAATATTTGTTAAAGGTGTAGATCCAAAAGATTATTTCAGTGCATATAATTCAATTCAGAGTTTTGCTGACCTTGATCTTTCTGTAGAGACTAATCAAGTGGCTGTACTCAAACAGGCTTTAGCTGATCAAGGATTCGAGCCTGAAGATATTGATACAGAGGTGGAGAGACTGAAGAACTATGGAGACCTAGAATCTGTTTCTGGAAAACATCACAAGGTGTTAATTAAGAAAGAAGCAGCAAAACTTGCTAAGTTAGAAGAAACTAAACAAGTTGAACTCCAAAAACAACAAGCGTATAAACAGCAGTATCAACAAAATGTACAAGCTGTTCTACAAGATAAATTGAAAGCTAAAGAGTTTGATGGTATTCCACTCAATCCAAAATTGGCTAATGAACTACAAGATTTCCTTTTGGTTGATAAATATCAAACCTCTTCAGGCGAAAAGCTTACAGAGTTTGATAGGCAAATTTTAGAATTGAAGAGACCAGAGAACCACGAGCTTAAAGTTAAGGTGGGGCTTCTAATGAAAATTCTTGAAACAGACCCAACATTATCAACCATCCAAAAAAGGGGAATCAGTAAAAAATCAGATGATCTATTTAGTGAGGTGGCTAGACAAACTTCAAAGTCTGCCATTAAATCTAAACAAGTTTCATCTAAACCCACTTCCTGGTTTCAATAATTTTTAATAACAAAAGATAACACAAAATGGCAATTCAAACAATCCCAGGTTTAACTGGATTTACGTATGCTCGTGTTGCTTCAATGGACAAGCGTGCTGTAGGTAAGCTTACAGATGCCAACCACCTTGAAAGCTTCCACAGCACAGAGCCTGCTGATTATGACAAAAAGATCATCAGTCTCTACACTCAAAGTTCATTGTATAGCAATGATTTCTTGGACATGATTAACAAGTCAACTCCTTATTACATCGACAATAATAGCGATGCATGGAAGTGGCAAGTTCAAGTCCCTTACAAATTCCCTAAGATTATTGATGTACCAACAGCAACAGCTGAGCTTCTTAAGCCTGGTATTGATGGACAAGAGTTTTCTCTTATCCTTGATACTAATGAGTTTTCTAAGAATGCTATTGTTTCTGTAGGTTCTCGTCAGTATGGTCCTAGGTTTTATGTAATCAAAGATCCAGTTCCTTGGAACGCAGGATATCTTTACTCTTTTACACTCGTTAGTGACAACCCAACTGTTGACTACGTAAGTTCTCAATTCCTAGCTGTAGGTATTGAACTTGAACTTGTTGATGCTGCAATTGGTGAGTTTGATCAAGATCTTTTAGGTCTTCCTCGTCTTGGTGAGCAAATCACAATGTTTGAATCTCTTGGTTCTGCATATGGTTATGAGCACAAGATCACTGAATGGGCTGATGACAAAATGATGGTTGATGCTTCTGGCAAACCTTTGGACATCTTGGTTTATGCTCCACAAAGACGTAACCAACTTCCTTTGACTAGGAATGATGTTAAATGGGAACCATTCATTGAGTTCTGGATGCGTAAGTCTATGCTTGAATTGAAAGTTAAGCGTATGATTTGGAGCAAGCCAGGAACTGTTAAAACAAATGGTTCTAAGCAAGAATTGAAGCGTACATCTGCTGGTGTTTACTACAGAATGCGTAACAATGGTAACTTGGTTCAATATAATCGTGGTGAATTCACTGCTAACTTAATACGTTCTGTATTTGGTGACCTATTCTACAGAAGGGTTGACGTTAAAGATCGTAAGGTTAAAATGTATACAAATGAAGCTGGATTTGACGTATTCCAACAAGCTTTGAAAACAGACGCTCTAAACAGTGGTCTTACTTTCATGGCTGATTCTGGAAACCGTTACATGCAAGGCGAAGGACAACACATCACTTACAACTTTGCTTTTGATAGCATGGTTACTCGTGAGACTGGTCGTGTTGAACTTATTCACTTAAAAGAACTAGATCTTCCACAATCTAATCTTGAATTTGGTCAGAATAAAAAATCTACTCCTGTTTTCATGGTATTTGATGTATCTCCAATGAGCGATGGTTCAATGGTTAACAACATCAGAGAAGTGAGAATGAAGGGTGCTCCTTCAATGACTTGGGGATATATTGATGGAACTCGTCACCACTTGGGCTTTGCTAAGTCTCAAGGTATGAGCTCTGCCAACAAATTCCCTGGTTATGAGATCTGGATGAAAGATCGTTGCGATGTTTTCATCGAGGATTTGTCTCGTACAGTTCTGATCGAGGAAATACCTCAGTTCTAATACCTCCTAGGAATAATATTCCTAGACAAGCCTATCGAGAAGAGCCCTCCTACCCTACTCCCACCTTTGGAGGGCTCTACTCAAAACCACAGAGTGGTGAATTGGGAAATTCCCAATTGCATATCCTTCGATGGAAACACTCTGCAACTTAAAACCAAGTTAAAACAACTACATATGGGCAAAATTGGAAAAATCTCTACATTAAAGAAAGAGTATAATAACGCACAACTTCAAACAATGCAAGGTGGTCTTTCACAAAAAGGACTAACAAGAATTCCTGGTACAGGCGTATTTAAGTATCCTTACAAGGAACTTGATGGTCAATATAGAACAGGTCTTGATGCTAACGCTTCTTACATTCGTAGAATTGCAGATCCTACAGAAAGAGAACTAGAAACAGAACGTGTAACAAACCTTAAAGCTAAGCTTGAATCTGCTTTGAGTGTTGACCTTGGTCCTCGTTCTGCATTTTGGAACAGTGGATTGACAACATCGCAGTATGACACAATGCATGTACAACCTGTAAAATTGGTTGATGGTGATAACTACTTTGATCTTGATAACTCCATGCAAGAAATAGCTTTCTCATGGTTACGTGTTCATCCAACAATTGCAAGCTCTTATCAAGCTTGGGAACGTGGTGAATATGCTGCTGACACACAGTTTTATGTTGTAGATGATGAAATTGAAAGTGCTATTCTTTTCAAGAAGAAACAAATTATCAACAAGGCTATTAGCAAGTTTGATGGTATGACTCCTGAGAAGAAGAGAAAAGTGGCAAGACTTTTAGGATTGCCTGTTACAGATAACACTAAAGAAGAAGTGGTGTACAACCTTGTTGATAATGTTATTAAAGAAACAGAATTCAAAACAGGTAAATTCCAAGGACTTTCTACAGTGGAAGTGTTCAATCGCTTTGCTGATATGAAAGAAAATTTGCTCCATATTAAAGATCTTGTTAAACAAGCAATTGGACATTCTATATACAGAGTAAAACCTAATGGTAGAGTGTTTGAAGGTGAGTATGAAATTGCAGTGGATGACGAAGCTTTGGTTAAATTCTTAGCTGACGAAGATCACCAAGATGATCTACTGACACTAGAAGGTAAATTGAAAAGTAAAAAATTAGCGTCTGTATGATACCAGTAGATAGTTTATTATATAAAATAGATCAGAAACTAAATAAACTATCAACTAATGAACATCAGCAGATTCCACTTGAAGATAAGATTTTAGCTTTAAATGAAGCTCAGATAAAGCTTATAAAACAAAAGATTGATGGATTTAGTGTAGCGAATGGATATGGTCAAGATGCTTTTAAAAAGCGTTATGAAGACCTACAAAGTTTGGTTGTTTCTTATAATAATCAGCCTCTTGTTCTTTCGTTAATGAACGCAGAATTAAATCAATGGAAAGCTAATCTTCATACATTAGAACCTAAATACATGTTTTACGTAGATAGCTACGTAATAGCTGATAAAGGAAGATGTAAGGATAGAAAGATTTGGATAAATAGAGATCTTGCAAAACATGGAGATTTATCTCTCTTGTTAAACAACACTCACTATAAACCATCTTTTGAATACCAAGAAACATTCAACTTTATATCATCTGATGAAATATCAATATTCACAGATGGTACATTTACTCCTAAGACAATTAACATAATGTATTTTAGATACCCTGTTTATATTAATAAAGAGGGATATATAATGCTAGATGGTTTACCATCATATGATCAAAATTGTGAGCTTGAAACCTATCTTGAAGATGAACTTCTAGATCTAACAGTTCAAAACCTCGCAATGTACACAGAAAATATGTCTGCAGTCCAAACTGCCCAGTATAGGATACAGACAAACGAATAAGTTTTTTTATAATTTAAAATAAAACAAAATGGCAGATTTTTCTCTAACTACGCTCTTCGTGGTTCCTGTTGGTTCTACAATAGCCAATAGTGGTTCTACGCAAGACTTGACAGCTGGTAAAGTTGGTTTCTTTGATTCTAACTACGAAGCTACTCTCACCCCTTCTACAAAAGTAGCAGGTGGTGCATCTCCTTATTTCTATGTTGCTCAAGGTAGGGTTAACACCTATCTTCAAGGATCTAAGCGTTCTGACAAGATCGCAGGTTGTGCAGCTGGTGCAAATTGTAAATCTAATATCACTGAGTGGTATAAAGTTTATGGTTGTCCTGCCCCACTAAATCAGATAACTGAAGTTTCTGATTGGAATGTAACTTGTGGTGATGTTATTACTATCACTCTTCGTGCACATTCTAGCTACATTGACACATTGTATTTCAATGGTTTCACTCGTAGCATCACTGTTAACGCACCATGTTGTGATTGTGGTGGTGATCCATGTACGCAAGTTGATTACGAAGCTTTGGTTGACCAAATCATTGCTAAGTTTGAACAACAAGCTCCTGGTATCAACCCTGACAACATTAGCTTTAACACTTTCTACACATTTGATCAACCTTCTTCTGGCGTTCTTGAAATTACAGGAAAAGCTTTGACTGCTTATGGACAACCATGTGACGTTGCTGCATTCCCTTGGGAATATGACAGAATGTACTTCAGAACTTTCGTTTACAGTGGACCTGCAACTACAGCTGACTTTATTGTTGCTGATGCTTGTAATATTGTAGCTGAAGCTGTTGTTGTTCAAACTTCATCTTATCCTTCTGGAACTTCTGCTGAGATTCAACAACTTGAGAAAAACTTCTACAGCTACCAAGCTGGTTACTTGAAGCATCTTTACAGAATGGCTGGTTATAACGAAAACTTTGAGTCTTGGGTTTCTGCAGGTACTACCTACGATACTTATTACATCAAGTTTAACGAGTATGACAAATCAGCTTATCAGTGGGGTGACTACATATATGAAGATGCAACAGTAATTATTGCTGCTCCTCAAGGTGCTCTATCTAATGTTGTAAACGATGCTCTTGAAGATGCATTGGGTGCTGCAGATAATCAAAGTGTTTGTACAACTACAACTAGTACCACTACCGCTACTCTTTAATAAAAGAAAGCAAATCATATAACCTGTGCCTGAGGGTGAGAGAGGATAAATTCTCAAGTCCTCAGGCACAATTATTTTAACAACATGGCAACTGTATTAGACATAATAGTTATTGATACACACAATGTTCAGACGCTTGGTGTAGCTGATAATTCTACATATGATGCACCTGCATCAGGTGCTACACTATCAGTGACTGTTCCTGGATTTGATCCAGTTCTTGTTCCTTTCACACCAGATGATTTTAATGTATATAATTCAATCAGCTTAGGACTTAGTCCTATAGGTTTTCCTTTACAACCTCTTCCAGATGGTGTATATTATTTGACATATACAATAGATCCTGCTGCAACTTATTTTGTCAACAAGACAATAATGAGAGTGGATTTGATACAAGAGAAATTTGATGAGGCATTTATAAAACTTGATATGATGCAATGTGATCTTTCTATCAGACAACAACAGAAGGTGGAACTAAATAGCATTTATTATTTTATTCAAGGATCTATAGCTGCTGCTAACAACTGTGCTATAGACACAGCAAACAAACTTTACATACAAGCAGATAGAATGCTTAATAATTTTATAAGGAGTGGCTGTGGTTGCTCTGGTAATAATTATATTAACAATTTTACATAGACATGGCAGTTTGTTCAAATTGTAAAGCTAACGTAGGATGTGGTTGTCAATTGACAAATGGACTTTGTTATTCTTGTGATGGTCAAAAAAAGAAAGAAGCAAAGAAGGTAACTATAGAAGATAATATTAAAAATAATAAAAATGCTATCCCCAAGGCTCGTTAATTGCTTAGACTGCACAACACCAAAAGCATTGATTACTGATATTGATTGTAAATTAACAGACTTGTCAAACAATCAATATAACAATATTGTATATATGCTTAACTTACCCTTCCCCAACCTAGTGATTGGGGATCTTTTAAATTATAAAAGAATCTTGGTAAATAAGCTATGTAACCCAGATTATGCTGCTTGTTTTTCAGTGCAGCAAATAGCTAGTAGAGTAAAACTTTTAATTCATAAATAAATTATAAAATGGCTTGTAATAATTGTTATAATGGTTGTGTTGAAACCACCTCTGATAGGTGTGTAAGATATACAGGACTACCTAGTGAAGCACTAGGAATAGAAACTAATGACAGTCTTTATGTTGTTGAGGAAGCATTAATTAATGCTGTAGTGTCTTTTCTTGATGGAACAGGAATAGACATCACTATTGACCCAGAAGCATATTGTGAACTTGTTACGCAATATCTACCTACATGTGTACCTATATGTAGTCCACCAACAGCTGTAGAGCTTTTTGAAGCTCTTGTTAAAGCTGCTTGTGATCTTCAAGGACAAGTTGATGTTATTGTTGCTGACCTTGCTGAGCTTAATGGTGATTACACTATAGATTGTCTAGATGGTGTTACAAGTTCTTCAAGCACACATGAAATTCTTCAAGCTACAATTAATAAACTTTGCGAACTAGGTGTAGATTTAGCAGCACTTGCTCTTGATGTAGATACAAACTATGTTAAGCTTGCTGATCTAAATACACTAATTCAAGCTTATTTAGATAGTATATCAGGCTCAACAAGTTTCTATACTAAGATGGTTCCATACACAGTTTTGGAATACTATGGTGCTTTAAATAACTATCCTACAGTTGCTGATGGATTTGGTGGCACAGGAATAGGATTTGGAGCATGGCAAAATGTTTATCTATGTAATGGTCAAAATGGTACTCCTGATAAAAGAGGTAGAGTGCCTGTAGGTGTTACAAATGGTATGGGTGGTGGAGTATATGATCCTGAAGTGGATCCTGCTACTCCTGGTAATCCAACATATACAATACTTCTTGCAAATGGAAATAACACTACAACTCTTACATCTGCACAAATTCCTTCACATACACATCCAGCCACAGCAGCAATCACTGATCCTGGACATGAACATGATATATGGGGAATTACAGGAGGTGATGATGATAATATGAGTAACACTGTAAGGTTTGCAGGTGGTGATAAAGATCAGACAGATACTGGTTTCTTTTTTACAAATACACAAGCATGTCAAAGTGCTACAACAGGAATTAGTGCTGCTATTACAGTGAGTGCTAATACAGGTGGTGGTGGATCACATAGTAACATTCAACCAGTCCTTGCTTGTTATTATATCATGTACATTCCTTAATAAATTAAATTAACATATAATGGCTTGTGTTCCTGGTATGCCCTGTTATTCTATAACCAATATTGTATTTCCAAAAAAATGTAACAATGGTTGGCTTGATGGTCTTGGGTTAAATACTGATCTTATTTTGTATAATGGACCTAACCTTCCATGTACAGGTATTAACTTTCAAGACACTCTCACTTGCGTTATTGATAAACTTAATGACCTACTTTGTCCAGAAGCTCTCACTAGTGTTGTATTAGCAATTATTCAAACAAATGAACAATATAACACACAGTTCTGTGAATTAGTACAAGCATGTCTAACAACCACTACAACCACTAGTACATCTACTAGCACTACAACTAGCACAACTACTATTCTTTTGTAAATTATTAAAAACCCTGTTTTGTTGGTTTTACAGGGTATCCCCTGCCCTTTTTAGGGTGGGGGTTTTTAATTGTATAAGTTAACCTATATAATTAAATAGATTAAAATAATTTGGGAGTTATCAAATTAATTCATACCTTTACGTCAATTTAACTAAATTATTTCATAAATGGCTGAAAATCAACACTTACTAAATCAGCTCCAGCAGCTGCTTAGTTGGAAGAAAAGTAAAAAGTTTTACGCAGAGAAACTAGGAATTACAGAAGTTGAGGTTAGTGAATTATTAAAAGAGATTAAAGGCAGTCAAGATTCAATTAGAAATGAAGCTGAAACATCAAGTTACATTGATGCTCTTGAAGATGCAGTTGTTAAATATGAAGAAGACCTTGCTAAAGGTACAGGAGAAATCATCTTCAATTCTGCAGAAGAGATTAGATCTCTAGATGAATTGATAGCAAAATGTAAGATTGATACAGAGAAGTGGGAAATAACTAAATATGTCCAGAACTATTGGGGAAACAGTAAGACTCCTCATTGGCAGGTTAAAGCTTGGATGGCTAAGAAAACCACTGAGCAATTGTTTCAAGACTCATTTGTTGAGTTTCTAAAGGAATATAAACCTACAGCTAAAGACGTTGATAGTCCTGTTTATGATAAGAAGAAGTCTCCAGGATGTATAATCATCAATAAACAAGACTCTCATTTAAACAAGTTTGACATAGATGGTGACAATAACATTCATGATAGATTTGACAACATCTACAATAAAGTGGAAGTTATTGTAAATCAAGCTAGTTTATCAAACTATATTGAAACAATATTCTATGTTATAGGTTCTGATGAATTCAATAGTGAATTTACAGGAACTACAACTAAAGGAACTCCTCAACAGAACGTAGATACATATCACAACTCTTTTGAAAGTATATGTGAGCATGAGATAAAGATGATTATAATGCTTCTTCAGAAGACAAATGATTTACAAGTTGTTTATGTAGCTGGAAATCATGATGAGTTTGTAGGATGGCACATGATCACTTGGTTAGCTGCTTATTTCAAAGATATATCCAGAGCTAGGTTTGATTGTTCTCCTAAGTATAGAAAGTATGTAAGTTATGGAGAAACAGCAATGATGTTTAATCATGGTGATGCTATAAAGCCTGCAAAGCTTGCTAGTATATTTCCAATTGAATATAAAGACAAATGGTCAGCTCATGAGAACTTCTACATATTTACAGGTGATAAACATCATGAGGTGAGTCTTGACTTTGGTGGTATTAAGTTCTATCAAATACCAGCATTCTCTAATGCTAAGAGTTCTTGGGATGAAAAGAATGGTTATACATGTGCTAAAGCTGAAGTTACAGGATTCCTTATAGATTTTGAAAAAGGAATGACAAACATATTCAAACAGTATTTATAATGTCAACATTAAGAAAATTAGTTTCAGATATACGTGGTATGCAGAAATTGCTATCCACTGACTCTCTCATTACTGACAGGGTGATTGCTTCTGAGATTAGAAACGATGCTTTACTTCTTATAAAAAGAGAAACTAACCTCAGAAAGCTCTGGGCAACAGACACTCTTTTTACAACACTCCCATGCCTTGAAATGATCGAGGTGCCTATTTCAGAATGTTGTGATTACGTAGATCCTTGCACTATAGCTAGAAGTAGATTTAAACTTCCACGCATAGCTGAAGGAAACTATCAGTATATTATCCAAGGTGTTTATTCTATAAACGCAATGAGTGGTCAAGGAAAGAAACTTAAGGAGATTACAATCAATAGATATGTAAATCTTCTTAAACTTCCTATTATAAAGAATGAGTCTTATTATTGGATAATGGAAGGTTATCTATATATAAGCAATCCTCTTCTTAAAGCAATAAGAATATCTGCTTTATTTGAAGATGATGTTCCAAATGACCTTCTCTATCCTGAGTGCTGTTGTGGTGAGAATATTGTAACTGAAGACTATTGTATGAATCCTTTGGATAAGCCTTATGGTCTTCCTGGATATTTACAAACACAAGTTCTTGAACTTGCAACTAAAAAATTAATGTCAACTTATTTTGCTACAAAAACTGATCTTACAGCAGATGGTCTGGATGGTCAAGCACCAAATGTACCAAATAATAGATAATGAGGACAAAGATAGAATGGAGATCTGCAAGCAAAGACAACTACAAAAACTTCTGTAAGAAACATTCTGAAATCAAATTAACCTTTGACGAATGGAAGAATGTTATTTATAGTTTTAATGAGGCATTCAGAAACTACATTCTTGAGACAGGTGATAAAGAAAAGCTCCCATATGGTTTTGGTGAGTTCTCAATCAATAAAAAGAAGAGAAAGAAAATGAAAGGAATTGATGACAAAGAGTTTGTCAATCTTCCTGTAGACTGGGCTAGAACCAAAGAGAAAGGAAAGATAATATACAATTTCAACTACCACACAGAAGGATATTTTTTTGGATGGGTTTGGTTTAAAGACTCTGCAAGAATAAAAGGAACCAAATTCTGGTATTTCAAACCATCAAGAGTGACATCAAGAATGCTAGCTCATTACATAAAAACTGATGAGAAATATCAACATATCTATAAAGAATGGAAAAAATAATATAAATGAGTTACTATTACAGATATAATTTCGTAAGCCCTGAACCTGTCTATTCCACTGTAAAGGAAGAGCTTAAAAGCTATTTTGATACAGGAGCAGTAGATGATCTTATGTTCCCTACCTATTTAAATAAATGTTTAAACAAGCTTGGTAGATCTTCTTACCAGATACAAGAAACTGCATTGGATATTTGCGATTTTGAAGCAAGACTTCCAGACAATTTCTTTGCTGTAAGAGAAGCATGGATGTGTGCAGAAATACCACAGACACCATACCAAACAGCTAATTCATTCTATTCTCAGGCTACAGATATTACAACAATACAAGTTAGTCCTGTTATATCAGGAGGGCAACCTTGTACAAACTTAGATTGTGTTACACCAGGTTGTGATGGACATTCTTGTCTACCAGAACTAATTCAAGCTGTATACAAGACTAATAGTCAGATGGCAAGATCTTATAGAAAGAGCTACCTACTCAAACCAGGTAACATTTCTGCAAGAAATAACTGTGGTTTAGAATATACAAACAACTGTGAATTTGCACAACGTGCCCCTTCTGTTAGTGAGTTCACTCCTGGAGCAGCGTCCTTTGATTCATTTGATGTAAGAGACAATAAGTTTGTAACTAACTTTAGAAATTCTATTGTTCACCTAGTGTTCTATTCTACAGAATACGATACTGGTGGAAATCAAATGCTTCCTGATAATTATCGTATTAGAGAATACGTAGAAGCATTTATCAAATACAAAGTGTTTGAAACTCTATCTAACCAAATCAATGATGAAACATTCAATCAGATTCAACAGAAGTTGATGTATTATAAGCAACTGTCTGAAGAAGCATTCATCATGGCTGATATTGAAATCAAGAAACAAGATGCTTGGACTAAACAAAGAAGAATTGTACAAGACCTTAATAGATTCAATATGTACGAACTCCCTAATAGGGTGAGTAGGTATGGTTGGAGAAGAAATGGATAACTATGGCTGATCAACAAGAATCAAATATAAAGCAAGAGAATAATGTAGCTAGGACTGGCTTGAACATGGATCAAACTCTGAACCAAGTTCAAAAAGGTCAGCTTACTTATGCCCTTAATGCTGCTGTAGAAAACTTTGACTCAAACTCTGTTAACTATCAGAATGAGCCAGGGAATGAACTTTGTTTAAACTTTCCTGCAAACTATCGATTAATAGGAACTCATGCAATTGTTGAACAGAATAAGCATATATTCTTTTTAACTAATCCTGATACAGGAGCTAGTGAGATTGGATATATGGATAATAATGATTGTATCTATCATACTTATATCAATGCCCTTTGTCTTAACTTCAATATAGACTACCCAATTCATAAGTCTGTACACAAGATTACAAACTGCTCTACAGAGATTTATTGGACAGATGGTTTAAACCCAAGAAGGTTTCTTGATTTAAACAATATTCCTTATATAACACAACCAGGAACAAATGTTTGTGATGCTAGACCTACAACAGAAATTGATTGTAATAAATTAAAAATACAGCCTAATTTTAATATTCCTGAAATAACAATTAGGGAAATTATTAATGTAGGAAATCTTACAGCTGGTACATATCAGTTTGCTATACAATATTGTGATGTTGCAGGAGATGCTTACACATCGTATTATTCTGTAACTAATCCTACACCTATTGCAAATCCAAGAATAACCACTCCAGATTTCAACTATCCTGTAGGAAAAGCTATTGTTTTAGATATTACAAATATAGATATTACAGGATATTTCCAGTATTATAATCTTGCTGTAATTAAATCAGTTAATGCAATAACATCTGTAGAACTTGTAGGTACATATTTTATAGATGATACACAAAAGGAAATTACATACACAGGACAGAATCAAACTCAGATAAGACTTACCACTGATAATATATTTGAGAAGTTTCCTTATTATGATATAGCACAAGATTTAACAGCTGTACAGGATGTTCTTGTTTGGGACAATGTAACATCTATTGATAAGATTAATTATCAAGGTATTGCTAATAAAATAACACTCAATTGGGAAACATATAAACTTCCTGCTAATGAAGATTATGCAGATGGATTAAATGCTACAAATCTAAGAGGATATCTTCGTGATGAAGTGTATGCTTTTGAGATTGTTTTCCTACTTAGAAATGGTAAACAAACAGATGGTTTTCATATTCCTGGAAGAGTAAAGAATGCTAATGAATCAATACATCCAGATGTTCCAGATACAAATCCTGACTTTATTGGCACACCAGATTATGTAGATCCATTAACTGGTATAGGATATAGTCCTTATTGGAAGATATATAATACAGCATCTGTAAC